AATGAATGGGAGTTCCCTTGCTATAAATTTCTGACGAAGATTTGTACTTGGTAACATCACTGACAGACCTCGGAAAGGAGATCTCTTCAGGAGACAGTTGCTTAAATTTCTTGCGGCAGTTATCTATGTAGTCAATCATATCATCTTCAGACCCTGACATCATAATTTTGAAAGAATCCTTAAGCATTTGACGACATGGGGCAGGTGTGGATGACTTTACTGCTTCGATGCCCATCACTTTCAGTTTAGGTTCGGAGTATTGAACCCCCTCACTATTCCATACATTTAGAATATATCTCTTCTTAGCAGTCCAAATACCACGATCAGCGATATTCTCCCGCTTCATACTCATCTTTTGCTCATATGCCGAAACATAATCCGCAAGTTCTTGATATGAACATTCAATAAAAGGTTCCAGTTTCTCCTGGCAGATCTTGTCAAGTAACCCCACAACTGCTGCTTTATCGCCAGACTTACTACTAAGAAATTTAGTAACAAGAGGTCCAAGATTAAGATAGATTGAGTCGGTGTCAGATGCGATGACATAATCTTCGCCTTCTGTCTGCAAAAGTTTATTTAGATATTGGTTCATTTTGTTCTCGATCCAGCGAATCGAGACCTGACCAGACAGAGTGATTGCTTCAGCGTTTGCTAGTTTGAAATACCTGAAGTATTGATTACCAATAGCACCATAAGCAGAGTTAAGAGAAATCTTCTTCGCCATTTGAATGTTGTTACATCTGGCGATCTCTTTTTTAAGTGCATCAGTAGGAGTCTTCTCGTACTCCTGCTTTGCTTTGAGCATCCTCTTCTTGAAAATGACACGCTCACCATACATTTTCTCCATCAATTCGGGCAAGAATCCCTTCTTGTCCTTGCGGAACATAGCACCGTTTGCACAAACAGCGTAGTCCTTATACATCTCAAAACTTATTTGCTCACCAAGTATCTTATCAACGCTGGCCGTGGGGTGCCTCTCATCGAGAATTGTCTCTGGTGAGATATTGTACTGCATAATAAGATGAGGATACAGACTGTTGAGGTCAAAACTGACCACCCAATCGTATACCCCAGGAGTTGGCTCCTTAACATACGCCCCCGCATACTTTTCATCCTTGTCAGTCTGTACTTTAGGTGGAATAACAATTCCCTTCTTCTTCAGGTAGTTGTAGATGATGGTATCCCACATCCGTACCTGATAGAAGACATCATTATAGTTCACCTTGGCATCATATGCCATAGTCAGAGCGAGCTCGATCAACTTCATCTTGTCCTCAAGACGGTCTACGAGCTCCACATCGATGATGTTGTATTCTACAAACTTTTGCCAACCGTTAGTGTAGAAATCTTGGAAGGTGTCAAACTCAGAGTGGTCAAGTTTCTTCTGACCGAGTTCTACATTGGCAATATGGTCTAGACGATACGATTCTTGGTTTGTATAGGTAAATTTCTTGTATAGATCAAGGTAATCTAGTTGCGTAATGCCACCAATATCATAGAAAATCTGCTTACGACCCTTGATAAAGACCTCTTTTTGGGACACTAGACCCCAAGGAGACAGTCTCTTAGCAAGTTTTTCGCCCAGAACACGGTCAATACGCTTCGTGATGAATGGGATGTCGAACAGTTGGATGTTCCAACCAGTCACAACATCGGGAGTATTCTCCATCCACCAGTTGATGAAACTATTTAACAGGTCACGCTCATTATTGAACTGAATGTAACGAACATTGTCCTGTTTGATCTTGAATGGACCCTGACCCCAGGTAGTAATCTCTTTTGTATTGTAATCTTGGATGGTAATGAGCAGGATTTCCTGATCAGCAGACTCAACATCAGGGAATCCGTTCTCAGAACGAGTCTCAATATCGACCGTTACGAGACGAATCTTGCTGACATCAAAGTCAATTTGATCTTGAGGATACTTATCAGAGATATACTGATAGATGAACCTCTCGTTACCATAGATCTTAAAGTTTTCTACCTCACTATACTTCTTCAAAAACTCCCGACAGTCAGAGACGAATCCAGGTTTAAGTGGTTCGACATAATCACCGTCGAGAGTCTTGTAGAAGGTCTCTTTCTTAGCAGGAACAAATAATGTAGGTTTGTATTTCTCTCTAAACTGAATGTACTCACCATTTTCATAACCACGAACGAGGAACTGGTCCCCAATCATTTGTACATTAGTATAGAATTTCATTCAGAAATCAGTTCGTTGTATGCTTGCAGGATAAAAGGTTCTGGATCAATCAAAGTCAGGATACAATCGCTCTGAATTCTACACTTGTTTTGAGATGACATGTTCATCACATCCCAAGGTTTCAGACGCTCTTTGTATTCACCCTCAAAGTCGTCATCTTGAATCACAAACTCATATGGTTTAGTGATTTCACAGTCGGGTTCACCAATATCGGCACCATAGACTTCCTCTACACCACCAATGATGCACTTATAATCTTCTTTGAAGACAATCAACTTAACTTGCATCGGTAATCTCCTGGTACATTTTCTTCAGATCGGCAACAGGTTCAAACAATGTTGTCACTGCATTGGGGTTAACAATGAAAGTAGAGTCTACCGTAAGAGCCTGCCAAGTTGCAAGGGAAACTTGAGATGTATTTTCTAGGGGTTCCTCAGAACCTTCTTCCATCAAGGTCATCGTAGGTTGCAAGATGATCCGAAATGGGTTAGTGAACATATACTGACGCTGCTTATCCTCAGGATCAATCAGTTCTTTAATGTCAGCAATGACTTGTTCACCTTCAATGATTGCTACTTTAATGGACATGGGGTACTCGTTACCTCTTGATATTATAGCACAGTATTTAGATCAGGGAATCATAGTCTGGATCATTCAAAACATCGAGTGCTCCTTGGATTCGATCAATCTCATCTTGAGCAGCAGCTGCTGTTCTGTTAAGACCATATCTTTCTTTTTGCAATTCACTTCTTTCTTCTTTCAGAGAATTGATACTAACAATTAGAGGCGAAACTTGTGCTCTAAGCGTAGCAATTTCAGAATTTAAGGCAGTTATAGCATTTTTACAGGCAGTACAATTAGCATTATCAGTGCCAGTTGGACTAACTGAGGTTACACCATCAACGCTTGTACCATATCCAGGACCCTCTAAACCATAGTAAGTACCTAGAGAAGGTCCTCCACTGTTAGTATAAACATTCATAGATCCAATTCCAGCATTAGATGCTGTTATTGTGTTGTTAGTAACACCTCCAAAGGGATCAGTTCCACTATAACTTTCATTGCTTAGGTTCCAGGTCTTTCCTTGAAGCAAATCTTCGTTTACATTTTCTACAGATGTTGTTCCACACCCAGCAATAAACTGTCCTGTGTTTGCAATACTGACAATTTGCTGCTGTTTAATAGAGATGTCAGCGATAATCGAAAGAACTTTGTTATCAAGTCCTTGAGTTGATGGGTCAAAATTCTCTAGTTTATCTCCGATAGGCTCCTTCTTTTCAGTAACAAAATCGATAACATCACCCTTGATCTTTTTCTTGTCATCTAATTCGCCAACAAGATTCCTTGTTTGTTTGGATGCCATTGCCTATCTCTGGAAATAAAAAAGGGGGGATACCTCCCCCCGATATTTAGAACCAGTTCTTCCGTTGATGATGTTCGGGAACAATTTTCCCTAAAGTCACACTCAGAAGACCGTCTTCAAACTGCACATCCCTGACCTCTGTCTCGTCGGAGAGCGTCCAGACCCGCGTGAAGGACCTCTGTGCTAGTCCTTTATGCAGATACTTGGTTTCGGTCTCCTGGTCTTCCTTCTGCCCCTCTATAAAGAGTTTACCTGCCTCTGTATAGACCACAACCTCTGCCTTCTTGAACCCAGCCAGAGCGATTTCCAGTCTAGATTCTACGGCACTTACATCTACAAGGTTGTATGGTGGGTAATTAGAAGTGGTTTCGTGCAGTGCAAAGATACGATCGAAATAATCATTCATACCAATGCTATTCTTAGTGATCCTGTCCAACAATTGATCCATGTTGGCAGCATGATACTTCGCTAAGTTAGTCATCTTTAGTTCTCCTTTGAAAGCGAGATTACATTGTGTGGACCCCGAAGGCATCCACATCTATTTAACCATATTAGCATTAAAAAGGGGGGTCGGTAACCCCCCTAAACGGTAGCGTATTATCCGTATGTAGCGTGTCGCGCACGAAAGAGCGACGAATTATTTATACGGTTTCCTCACCTTCTACCTTTGTTTTGCGACCAATGTTGTATTTGGTCTCTAGTACCCAATTTCCCTTATCTTTGTACGATAAAACTTTGATTTGATTGAGCGGAGCAATGTCTTGAATCTGCTCAGCATCAACGACAGTAATCAGACCCCAATCAGCAAGGAGTTGAGAAATTCTGTTGCGTCTCTGAACATCATTGACGGTCAGGTTTGCCTTCTTACCATCAAGGGCAAACAATTCCTTGAAGTGAACGATGTAATATCGCCCCTGCTTATGCAAAATATGACAGGATTGGTAGAGTTTCTTCTCTTTCCTCGAAGCTACACCAATTCTTGTCAGAGTTTCTCGCACTTTCAAGAAATCATCTGGTTCACTGAGGGCGACCTCAATCATTTTCTCGGGCGACCAATCAACGGTCGGTTCAACAACGACGCTCATATCAAAGCATAAAATGTTTTTATTATTTATCCAAACTTTTTTTAACTTGAGCGAGAGAGTCCTTCAGAATATCATAGGTCTTTCTATATGCCATCTTATTGATCCACCTTTTGTCCCAGAATTCGTCTAACTTACAGTCTTTACCAGTGAAATCTTCGTAAATTCCTAGGAAAAGACTAAAGTTTTCCCATTGACTCATGGGAAAATACTGAGGAGATAGACAAACAAAGATATGATCATACATGTAATCACCATGATCATACTCTTCAGCAAAGCAAGAGTCCCACTCAGCTCTCTTACCAATATTTTCGCAGATGAATCTGTTTACAGGACTTCTAGTATCACATTCTTTCTTCTGGTTGTTACGAATCCATGTGAAAGATTTGAGTTTGCCTAAAGAATGCAAGTATGCTCCCCAACTCCCCTCGTCTACTTTACCAAATGCCTGAGTATAGTGATATTCTAGGAGATGCAATGCCAAGAAAGACTGGTTTGAGTATTCATCAATCTCGTCTTCGAGTCTATCAATGAAGCATCCTGCGAGAAAATCATCATGATGATCGATATTAACGATCTCAAGATCCTCATGATCGATCACACTATTCAAAATATAATCATGATCCAATCCAAAGGCAACAGTTACATTTGGATTAGCTGCTAGTGCTTTAGTAAATGTGTCTAGCATATAATCTAGACATTGTTGATCGATAATATTGTCCCTAGTATTGATATCTGGATACTTAGAGAAGTAAGTAGACCATTTTGTAGGAGGATGCCACTCATCCCACAACTCATTATCCTCGTTAGGCCAGTCCTCTACACTAGGAAAAGCATAATCAATATCAATACTAAGGACTTTCATTTCATACCGCCAGTGTCTAGTTTCTTACGAATGTACTGAATTTGCTCTGGAGTGAGAACATGCAATGCTTGTTGTGCTTTTTCATTGCTGTACCCGTAGTATTTTTTTACCAGTTCCAGGTTGTCGATTTTCTCTTGGCGCAACCAAGGAGAGAACCGTTTCTTCTTTCTGAGACTATGTAGCATGAATTGATACTGCATATCTTTAGACAAATTTGGATGCTTGTTCATCTCATTAGCGAACAGTACAGCATCAATATGCCCAGATAAGCAACGATTTACAATGTATGCTGGGTATTTCTTACAAGCATCAGGATCTTCACTGAGATCTTGCTTGTTTTGATTGATAGAATTGAGCCAGTCCTTCAGTTCCATTATGTAAATACAGCAGTAACACCGACAATTGTTGCTCCAGGATTACGAGCAAGAGCAATCTCTTTAGCATGTTGATAATCGCGGGCGATCATCCTTTCTTTGAACACCTTTCCCGCGACAAATAGAGTTACTTCACAGTGCATAGTTCATCAACACAAGTTCTTTACGATCTTGCTGCTCCTTCATATAGTCACCAACAGAACGCATAGTATAAGTCAGGTCAAACTCTGCAGCATTCCAGTCTTTGAAGCGATCTCTAATAAGCTGAGTAGAATTGTAACTGACAAGAGAGTCAAATGAGTTGCAATTGCAATCGGAAGCAAACTTGTCATGATCGAATCCTTTGTGCATTGATCCTTTCTTTCCATACAAGTTATCCTTGATTTCGTATGGTGGGTCCAGATACATGAACACTTGACGCTCTGAACTTTCGTCCATCAAATAGTCATAAGAATAGTTGGTGATAGTCCAGTTTGCGATAAGGTCTGAATATCCAGGTAACTTATCTATACCCTTAAAACTAAAATTGCTATCAGATGCTTGTTTGCTAAAAGAAGAGGACTCAGTAAGACCAGAGAATGAACACTTGTTTACAACATAGAAACTTACTGCACGGTGAAAGTTATCCGTACCATTGTTCAAATAATCTTTTGCCTCAAGGAACAGAGATTTTGCACTGGCATGATCAATGTGACGATGCTTGAGTTGATTCAACTCATTACGCATCTCAATACCAAACAACTGAAGTTGCTGCCAGAAGTTCGTCAGAGGTTCATACAGGTCATTGACCCATACCTTTGTATTGGGATACCTCTTAGTCCATTCAATGGCAAAGGAACCACCCCCAAGGAACGGTTCCCGAAGTTCATCATAATTTACTTCAGGAGGAAGAAACCCAAACAGTTTTTGTACTGCACGGGACTTACCTCCAGGATACCTCAACGGTGTCTTGTATGCTTTCACGAAAAGAATTCCATAACGGTCTGTTGCTTCAGAGGAAAGAAAAACTCCTGATTTGCTTGTATCAGTTTAGCATCATACTGAGCAGAAATCAAGCATCCTCTGAGATCAAAGGAAGGTCTCTTCCTCTGTTCAAATGGGCGCTCCAGTACAGGTGACTTGGATTGAATGAAATATCCATCCTTCCCAACAGGGATGAGTGAAGAAGGAATTTTCCAGATCAGTTCTCTCAGAGGAGTCACAAGAACATGATAGAAAACATCAATATCTTCAGGACCGTACTGTCTACGACCCTGAAGATACCCTGGTGCTGGATTTTTCTGTCCACTAGATTGAAAGCGGAAGTCAAACATATGGCGATAAACATTTACGCCATTACGCTTGAACATTCCCAGATCTTTCTTGTATTTGTATACAACCTTTTTGACCTGTGCTCGCTCAACTTTATTATTTTCTGTACTCTCAATCCACCAATCATTGCCCTGGTCAACCACAGGTTCGGCAAAATTGATTTTGTTCTTGAGCAAGTGGGTGGCAACAATGTGTTCTGCTGCTTTACCCGCAAAGATTGTATCAGAATTTCTTCTGTCGAAGTCTCTATCAAATTCCTCAGGCATCAGCGGAGGCATGATAGGTTGAATGATAACCGACATGATCAGTTACCTTCAATGAAATGCCGCATTGTATTTGCGACTTCTAAAATTTCTTGTTCTGTTGGAAACTCTGGATAGGGTCCTGCATCTTCTCCCTTCTCCGTTAATGCTGTCCAACGCAGCACGGCTTCATCATGCCGCTTTGTTACTCTAAACTCTGCGTTCTGGAAAAGTTCCCAGCGCAATTCATATGGATTGGTTGCCATGTTAGCTCTATGTTTGTTTGTTTGTGTTGGTCCACTGTATGTGAACTCGTCGTTATTTATAAGGTTTTATTTGAATTTACATTCAACCATAATCTCGGTCAATGCAGCAAGAAGATTGATCTCCTGGTCTGCTACGAACGCGATCTGATACTGATACTTAGCAATAATAAGAACGGCGGCAGCAATAGAAGGGCCTTCCATGGTGCTGTAAAGAGCATCATAAACACGCCGAAGAAGTACACCAGGATCATTGTCCAGATTAGCGACGACCCATTTACGAACCGCTTGAAAGTCTTTTTGTTTAAGGTTCTTGATAAGTTCATTTACTTTTACATCTCCAAAAGAAGCAAGGATAGCGGAGTCAATCTTTCCGCCTGCTGAGTAACGCTGACACTCATTGAGTACACGACGCCAGTCAGGGAAGTGTTTGTTAACAAGTTCTACCAGGACCTTGTTATCATATTCAACACCTTCTGTATCCAAGATTTCTTGGAGACGCTTGAAGAATGCTGCTGCGATTGCAGGTTTCTGACTTCCTGTAATTCCGAATTCAACAACGGCACATCGCGAGTGGAGGGGTTCAATGATTTTATTTTTGTAGTTACAGGTAAAGATGAATCTACAGTTTCCATAAAACGCCTCAATATTAGCCCGTAGGAGGAGCTGAACATCGTGGGTGGTGTTATCAGCTTCGTCGATAATGATGACCTTGTGCGGTGCATCTGAAGAAAGTGATACGGTCGAAGCAAAGTTCTTTGCTTGATTCCGTACAGTATCGAGAAACCGTCCTTCATCGGATCCATTGATAATAATGTAGTCACAGTTTAGTTGCTCGCAGATAGCACGAGCGATTGTAGTCTTACCACATCCTGCAGGACCTGACAGAAGCAGGTTGGGGATCTCTCCCTTGGCAAGAAACTCATTAAAGGTCTTCTTAGTATCCTCTGGCAGGATACAATCATCAATAGTCTTGGGACGATACTTTTCGACCCAAAGAAAATCACTACGCATAATCAAATCCAATCAGGTTTACGCTCAGGAATACGACGATAATTGTCCTTGACCCAAGGTTTAGATGCAATGTACCGCTTGTAAGCAGTGAATGTGTCTATTGTATCATCATACTTGAACTCGTCGGGCATTGCACGAGCAAAGTCCTTTGCATCTTTATAATCGTAGATACTACCATCAATGTGCTTAAGACGATCGTGATAGATAGTCATTGCTTGGCACATGGTCTGGAAGCATCCATGCTCCTTACCAAACCGCTTCTGATACTCCCACATAAGGTCAAAACCGTGGTGGAGCATCCAAGCAAAGTTTGCCTTACTAGACGCTGCCCACACGGTGCAGGGATGGTTCCTGAACCCACCTGTGGTACGGTAAGGAGTGCCATCTTTCTTATTGATTGTGCCCCAGTCCCAATGGTACTTGGAGAAGATTACAGATGCCATTTGACAGGTTTCCAAAGGCATCTTGACAATATGTTTGTCAGGTAAAACCTGAGCAGAGACCCTAGGATCAGGGTCTGTCACAAAGATGTTCATCCGAAAGAGGAATCAGGTTCCAATGCGATGTAATAATCCAAATTATAATTGAAATTGGTGAACTTGGAAAGTAGTTTTTTAGAAATGATAACATCATATGATCCAGGGATCAGTTTGATGTTCTCGATCTTGAAGTTAAACTCAAAGGTCTTGTCAGTCTTACCAACGGTCAGAGCAAACTCATTAGAGTTATCGTTCTTCTTGTCACGAACAACCAGGGTGATCTCCTCACCATTACCAATAGCAGCGAGATCAGGCAACTGATAAACAGAGGATGCCTTCAGCAGTTTCTGAAGTTGCACACTCTCCAGTTGGAAGCATACATCTGTGGAGGGGAGAGAAATGGGTTTCTCAGGGGGAGTGATGATAACCTCAGGATCAGCAAAGGCAAACTTGACCTTGGTGGTCTTACCTTCACGGATGATCATGTAGGAGTCATGCTTCAGATCGATGTCGGGGTCATTCATGAGACCAACACCGTTCAGGAACTGAGGCAAGTCATAGATGCCAAAGTCCTTTTCAAAGTTTTCATCAACCTCTGCTTCTGCGAGGATGTTCTTCATCACCGAGATGGTGCGA